CATCCGCTCAATACCGAAAGGAGGTCTTGGATATGCAGAACGATACATCAGAAAAATCCCTGAAAAACGCTTTCTGCTGCTGGTACGCTGTTCTCGGCAACGCTGCTGAAGCTGCTGCCAAAGCCGGACTCGATAAGGAAAGAGCTCTCGCTGAGGGCATTGCATTCCTGGAGTCAGCTTCATGCAGGAGAAAAATAGCTAAGCTCAGAGAGGTGCTCTCAGACTCCGGCAGTATAACTTCCGGCCTGAGACGGCTGGCCTTCGGCAATTGCTCCGACGCTGTCTACCTTGTGTTCGCTGACGAGCTCCCGCCGCCGGAGGTCATTGCTAAGCTGGACCTGTTCAATGTCTCTGAGATAAAACGGGTCAAGGGCGGAGGTGTGGAGGTCAAGCTCTTCGACAGGATGAAGGCTCTGGAAAAGCTCTACGAGCTGGAAAATGCTTTCTCCGAAAGAAACAAGGCTGCCGACCTAATCTCTGCTCTGACTTCTTCCGCAGAGGATGGTGGTCTCTCTGAGGATCAGTAAGCTCTCAAAAAAACAGCGGCTCACTATGAACTGGTGGAATGACCCGGCTTACCGCCGGTACGACGCTATCATCTGTGACGGTGCCGTCCGGAGCGGAAAAACTTTGTCGATGTCCCTGGGCTTCGTGCTCTGGGCATCCGCAAGATTCACCGGAAGCTCATTCGCCCTCTGCGGAAAGACTATTACCTCTCTCCGCAGAAATGTGGTAACTCCGCTGATTCCTCTGCTCTCCGGCTACGGCTTTCAGTGCTCAGAAAAGGTCAGCAGGAACTACATAGACCTGACCTTTCTCGGAAGGACCAACCGCTTTTACCTGTTCGGCGGCAAGGACGAAGGCTCCGCTGCCCTCATACAGGGAATGACTCTCGCCGGAGTTTTCTTCGACGAGGCAGCTCTTATGCCAAGGTCCTTTGTGGAACAGGCTCTTGCCCGATGCTCAGTCAGCGGCTCCAAAATGTGGTTCAACTGCAACCCCGACAACCCCTCCCACTGGTTCTACACGGAGTGGATAAAAAAGGCCGAGGAGAAAAATGCCCTCTGCCTGCATTTTACCATGGACGACAATCCGTCGCTGTCAGAGGCTGTCAAGGAACGCTATAAGCGTATGTACTCCGGTGCTTTCTACGACAGGTTCATCCTCGGCAAATGGACAGCATCGGAGGGTGTGGTCTACCCTATGTTCAGCGAAAAGCTCCATGTATACTCCGGTCATGTGGAGTGCGAAAAATTTATTATTTCCTGTGATTACGGAACCGTAAATCCCTCCTCATTCGGCTTGTGGGGACTCAGCAGCGGCGTCTGGTACCGCCTGAAGGAGTACTATTACTCCTCTAAGAGAGAAGGAGCATCCCGCACCGACGAGGAACACTATGCCGCTCTGGAAGAACTGGCAGAGGGTTTGGATGTCAGCAAAGTCATTGTTGACCCGTCCGCTGCCAGCTTTATCGAGTGTATCCGCAGACACGGCAGATTCAGAGTGGTAAAGGCTGAAAACGACGTTGTTACAGGCATAAGACAGGTAAGCACTGCATTGAAGGAGGGCAGGCTCAGATTCAATGAGTCATGCAGGGACATAATCCGGGAGTTCCGGCTTTACCGCTGGAGCGAAAAGGCCGGCTCCGACGCTCCCATAAAGGAAAACGACCACGCAATGGACGATATGCGCTACTTTGTGGCGGATATGTTCAGCCGGCGGAACGACTGCGACCCATTCGCAATATCCGTGGCAAGATGACCTAAATGCAGCCTTTGTTCTACATCCGCCTGACGCTCAGGCAGTAAGGAGGTTTTATGAAACTCTTCAGAAAAAAAGGAACTGTAAGAGCAGTCCCGGAAATAGCCGCAGCTCCGCGCTCGCTGCAAAACGACAGTCAGCTCCCTCCGGCTGTGGAACCCTTTGAAAAGGAGCTCTACGACCGTCTCAGATTCGCTGTACCGATAATCGACGCAGCACTCATGAAGATGATACGTCTCACCGGCGGTTTTCAGGTGCTCTGCTCTGACCCGTCGCTGCAGCAGGAACTGGACAGCTTCCTGGAAAACATCCCTGTGGGTATCTCAGGAAAGTCCATAAACTGCTTCGTTGACAACTTCATGGACAGTCTGCTCACCTACGGCAGCGCTGTAGGCGAGATAGCTGTGGACAGCTCTCAGGAACGCATTGCCGGTCTCTGGAACGGCGATGTCTCACGGATAAGGCTCTCTCCCGGCAGCGACCCCTTCGTCAGAAAGTACGCTGTCCGGTGCGTTGACGGCTCCGAAAGACCGGTGACTCACCCAGAAAGGATAGTCTACGCATCCCTTACAGGAGGTCACTCCCTTCTCAGGGGACTGCCTGCTCTCAGCAGCATACTCATGCGTATTTACGAGTGCATCGGCCAGAACTTCGACCGTGCCGGGAACGTCCGCTACGCTGTTACCTATAAACCGCCATCAGGCTCCGGAGACATCATGTACTCCCGTGAAAGAGCACAGCAGATAGCCGAACAGTGGGCCGACGGAATGAATTCTGCCCGCTGCGGTCAGGTCAAGGACTTCGTGGCTGTAGGCGACGTGGACATCAAGGTCATAGGTGCGGAGAACCAACTCTTCGATACCAATGTACCCGTCCGCCAGCTCCTGGAACAGCTTGTGGCCAAACTCTCAATACCGCCGTTCCTCCTCGGACTGAGCTGGAGCAGCACCGAGAGGATGTCCTCACAGCAGGCTGACATCCTCACATCAGAGCTGGAATACTACCGCAGACTGCTCACTCCCGTCATCTGCGACATAGGCAGCGCTTTCCTCAGCTCCATTGGCTCAGAGGCCGTTTGCCGTGTGGAATGGAGCAATATCAACCTTCAGGATGAGTCCGTGCTTGCGGAGTCCCGCCTGAAAAACGCTCAGGCCAGAGAGATAGAGCTCCGGCTTGAAAATTCATCGGATAAAAATGTAAACAACTAATATGGAGGTATATTATGTATAACGATATCAGACTTGAAAAGGCCCTTTACAATCTCAGCGGAAAGTCCTTTACCGCCGCCCTTGAGGAACTCGACCCCTCTTCCGCCTACTGCGGAACTCCCCTTGAAAAGCTGGACGCTTACGAGAGACAGCTCAAGCGCTTCAACATCAGGATAAAGGGACAGGACTGCGACTGCGTGGAGAAGTTCTTCTCATCTACTGAGTCCGCAGTTCTCTTCCCCGAATTCGTGACAAGATGCATCAGAAAGGGCTTCAATGAAACAGTTCTTTCAGCAGTATGCGCTGCAAAGACCGTTTGCAGCTCCGGTCAGTACCTTGGCTGCACCCTCGATGATACTGCGGAATACACCACATCCGTTCAGGCAGCAGTGCTTCCTGCCGCCAATGTGAGAGAGAGCTCTACTGCTACAGTCCTCGCCAAGTACGGCAGACTCATCAGCGCATCATATGAGGCTATCCGTCAGCAGAGACTTGACGTTTTCGGCGTAATGCTCAGAAGCATCGGCGTTAAACTGGCCGCTGCCGTAGTTGCTGATGCTATGACTGTTCTTGCAGACAGCGCCGAGGAGATCTCCACATCCTCACTGGTGTACAGCGACCTGGCTGACCTCTACGGCAAGTTCTCATGCTTTGACATGACTACTGTCATCGCATCTCCCGGAAATGCTTCAAAGATAGCCGCTATGGACCAGCTCAAGGAGTGCCGTGCCAATGCTGACGGAAAGCTCGTCCTCCCCTTCGGCTCAGAGCTCGTCAAGACTTCTGCCGCTCCCGCCGACAAGATAATCGGCATCGACAGAAACTTCGCTCTCGAATTTATCACCAGCACAGACCTTGTCATGGAGACTGACAAGCTCATCGACCGTCAGCTCGACCAGATGACCGTTTCCATTACCTGCGGTTTCAGGAAGATCACTCCTTCCGCAGTAAAGGTCCTCAAGATAACTGCCGGCTGATAAGGTCATCATCAGAAAAAAG